GTAGTTAGATAAGGTTTAGACTTGATATTGTATGCTTTGCTAGGATAATCCCTAAACACATCATCAATCAGTCTATCACCTGCAATTTTTTCTTCTTTGTAAGTTGATAGTTGGGCAGTTAACTGTGCGCTATCAACAACTGAACGGTTGTCATTATTAGTCTGCAACCTATGTGCGATATTGTTTCGTTGAAGTTCTACTTGAATCTTCAACTTACCTGGACTTTCTTCTAAGATTTTATAGTTTTCTACACGGCAGGAACTATAAGTAGTTACCTTATTGAGTGTAGTTCTATTGTTAAAATGCTCACGGTCACTAAGTACCTCGACACCGCACTTAGTTTCAATAGCAGTTTTAAACGCATCTTTCTTAGCAGACTCACGGTCAGCACCATATCCATAAACAGTTATAGATGTGGCACTGACCGCAAGATTACTAGCCAGTGCGATCAGTACAATCGCAACTTTGCTTTTCATTAACGGGCACTAGTAAATGTTTTGAGCAACTCTGTGTTGGTAGCATCCCAACGCTTGGTGCATTTTACTTCTTGCTTACCAATAACTTCTTGTTGTGCAGTATACCAGCCAGTCAAATAACGCTTGCTATTCACACGAACTACAGTAGTGACTTCGGTCTTGATATCATTAGCATTCTCACGAACGCTAGATTCACCTGAACCTTCTTCACCCTTGTTTGATTGTGATTCTTTGCTGTTACTAACTTCATTAGCCTGACTTACACGGCGAGTAGACCGATCACTCTCAATACGCTGTCCCATCCAATGTGACACATTAGCAAGAGCCTTGTCGCAAGCGACAACAAACCCGCTTTCACGATTGTTGTTGGTTCCACCATTAGTAGGTGCAGTACTGGTGCTATCAATACGAACCACTTTGCAAGATCGACCGAACATCTTGCTCATAGTACCGCATCCACTGCTTGTGACTTTGATTCCTTCAGCGACAAAATCTGTGCTGAGTTCTTCATCACGGACAGTATCGACCTTAGTAGGATTACTAGAACACGCACCCAAAGTCAATGCGATAGCGACAATAACTAAACTATTCTTCATAAAACGTTATCTCCGTAGTTGTGAAACGTATTACAATTATAGTATAGTCTATGATTTAGGTCAACTGTTTTGGTTACCTTTTAGATAGGCCTCGACTTCAGCCTTTTCAGTATCGCTGAGAACATCCAAATCGTATTCGCCCGAATCTACCTTACCGATAAGGAATTCGATATAGTCCTTGTCCAAATAACTTTGGGTCATAGTCTTGTTTTGTTCTAGCCATTTTTTACCATCAAATTTGAACACACGATTTGGTAAAACATCTACACGGACAAATATATCACCCTTAAAGGCCATCTTGGGGAACGTTGTCCCAAAATTGGTACTGATTTGATTTGATGTATCTGCTCTTAAGAATAAATCTGGTCTTAGTTCTTGTAACGCATCTTTGCGATATAGACCATTGTTGTATTCATAATAACCATCACCCCTGTTGTTTAACGTTACTCCGTCTGTTTTTATTTCTTTGGAGGCAACATTTTCTTTGCTAGGTTTAACAACGGGCTCTTGGACCAATCGGTTAGATTCTTCCAACTTAGGTTTTCTTTTGACTTTTGGCTTAGTTGTGTTAGGTTTGAACTCAACTTGTTTAAGAGGAGTTTTGGGTTTGCTATTTTTATTTCTGTTGGGCGAAAGTTTAGCAACTTTGACTTCAGGTTGCTTGGGCTCAGTCTTTCGCTTAACTTTTTTTTTACAGGATTCTCCTGCACTTGATTGATAACACCACCATCAGCAGTCATTTCTAAATCACCTGCTTTTGGTTCTTCAACTGATTGTTTTATTTGTTCAATTTGAATGTCTGTTAATGGGCCATTGTCTGGCTCATACTTTGGTTCTTCTTTTTTCTCATCAAATTCCCACTTGTAACTACTGATAGCGGCTACAACTAGTATCAATGCCAATGGGTCAAACACGAAAATCAATAGTATGATGACCCAACGTACTGCACGTTCTAATGTGGCATTGTCAGGATTGTCGCCATAAATCAATGCGGCAATATACTTGATAGGACCAACTTCTGCTTCGATCTTACGATATTGTGAGGCGACCGGAGCCTTCTCTATGCTCAATTGTTGTACAGTAGCGTTTAACTTCTCAATGCGACTCTGCGCATCTTCAATCTCTTTTGTATATCCAGCACGATCTCTACGTTGTGCGGCTCTGATCTGTACGCTACGCTCTGCGCTTGCTTCACTAGTACCTCGCTCAAGTCTAGCGGATACTTGTGCATCTAATTGTGACAATGCCTTGCGAGCCGATTCTATATTTTCACGCTCACTCTTTATTAACTCTTTCTGTATAGCAATTTTTTCATCGATCAATGCTATCTGTGCGGCAACATCCCCTGTAGGTATTCCCTGATCCATGTGTGCTTTTGACAAGAAGCCAAATATACCCATGCTTGTGACAAGTGCTAGAATAATGACAGCCAATGTCAGATAGGATCTCATTGCAAATCTACACTTATCCCAATAGCGGTGAAGCCAGACTGTGGTAACGACCTTAGCAACCTCTAGGCTACCGCCCATGATGATGATAGGTATGACTGCGGCTGCGAAAATCGCAGTTAGTCCTGCAACGCTATACCAGGCTGCAATGGAACTTAGCGTTAATGCAACGATTAACGCTAGTGTTGAGAGACTGAAAATCTTCTTAATTATTAGTGGCATTAATATATTTATAGTAAAAAAACACTTAATAACTGTATATTATAATATCTTGGGTGTACCCGGCTCAGGTGGTTCACCTTCACCGAATAGATATCCATAAGTACCCATAAACTCATTGAGTTCCATGACTAACTTGCGAGGGATACCTGGACCTTGTTGAACATGATATGTCACTAAGAAGTTTTCTTCGCCTCGCCATTTGATCTGTATGACTTCAATTGAGTCACCGTCTTCAAATATATACTTTTGACCTATGATATGTTGGTGTTCGCTAATCATTGTGTTCACTTCTTGTTGTGATAAACATCAAACTGTGACCATTGACCACGCCAGTTATCATGTTCACTATCCATACCTTCATCATCAAGTTCAACACCGTCATACACTAATCGTGTAGTTACAGCAGTACCTTGTACATCCCAATACAATGCTTTAAGTTTCTTGGGTTCAAACACACCTTCGATAGTTGTTTGAATACAAGAACCCTTACCACCTTGTGTCCACATCAACCAATAGCCCTTACCCAAATGTTCTGGATAGAGTTCCTCTTGTTCTTCTGTTGCTTCATAATAACTGTCTTCGTCACCGTGTGCATCACTAAAGAAACTTTCCAAGTCACCTTCGTAGATCGTCTCACCTTCGCTATTCTCAATAGTCATGTGAGTATCATCTTGGTCAAAGCCCCAGAATGAAATCTTGTCTTGGTACTCGTAATAAGGCAATTCAAAACGTGCGGCTTCAGGAGTTTCGTTCTCATCGTAATCATAACTCTCGTTAAGCGCATCACCCAAATCACTTTCGTGATCTTCGTCACTCCAGTATTCGTATTGTGCTTTCTTAATCTTGCTAACACCGATCTCACGTGTGCGACCCCAGATACGAATCGTATAAGTGTCAGCAGGATAACTTTCCTCTAATGAACCTTCATTTTCGTCTTCTGTTTCACCTGGATTATCAAAAGGCCATTTAGCCGTTTCTACGAAATCACTATCTGGAGTGGGCCATTGCGCAGAAGAAGGTACGGATATTTGTTCAAGTTCACGCTTAAGTTCATCCAAACCTTTTTCTAATTCTTCTTCATCATCAGCGGCTTCTTTATCCCACTGTGCGCGGCGCTCATCAGATTCTTTCTTTTTCTGAATACCAAACTCAGTTAGTTCGATGTCACTTTCACAATACTTGCAAATCTTTCTAGGGGTATCAATCTCGTTTCCGTCTTTATCTTCCCAAGACCAGTCTGCCTCGTACTCACCACCTTCCCACTTACAGTTAGTACACTTGTGTGTCGGTGGGTCGGGCTCAGGTTCGTGATGCCAACTATTTTCATCACCTAGTTCGTAGGTAACATCGTAACCACCTTTACGGTCAGTCCAGCAGTCATCATACTGAAATTCCCATTCAATCTCTACATCGTTGTCCATAGCATCACTGAACACTTCCTCATAATCAACTTCACCTGATTCAATGTCTGCTAGTTTTTGTGCAATCTCATCCTCATCCAAATCAGGATAAATTTCGCTCAACAGTGCTTCATCAAGTTCAATTGCGTATTGGCGATCATGTTGATGCCACTCATGTTTTACGATTGTTACCATGATATTTCTCCTGAATTATTTAAACATTTTCGCATCTAGTACTAATGATGCACCTAAGATTAGCCATACTATACCAGGCCAAAACTGGCCAGTAAGGATATGTGCAATACCTGAACCAATATTAGCACCGCCGATAGTGTATCCGATCGTTTTACGGTTACGACCAAACCATTCTAAAAATTTATCCATTGTCAACTCCTTCATGTTTATCTAAGACTTTTTCACCTACCATAAATCCAAAAGCAAAAGTAGCAATATATGCGCCGGCAAAAATATCAAATACGAAATAAAGCATGGCTCCGACAAACAATACACATTCCGCAATAAAATAAATTAGTTCTTTATTTGGCATCTTGGACTTATTCCATCAAGTTAATGATGTTATTATACAACAGATTGATGTTCTATTTCAAGTGAACCGGGCATTTAATATGCTCTCCAAGAAATAATTTTTGTACATTGACCTATCCTTTTTAATAAGTCTTTCTCATCATAAGTACCTTTTAATTTTCCCAATGTAATATATCCAAAAGCCATTCTAGGATCGTTATAATCTATCACGTGTTTTAATGTACTACGTTCATAGAATATCTTAAAGGAAGGTGGAAAATAATTATCCGGAGTAGGATCAGTATGAAATCTACATGTATGATCGGCAGAAATCAATGATTGAGGAACAATCTGATCTACTGGGCAGTCATAATCATTGGCACGGTATAACTCAAATGGATGCCTGCCTACATGAGGATAATGCAGGCACAATTCTCCAAATTTCCTACCAGGTGTAAAATGTTTAAAATCTTCTAATTCTAAAGGTATCGTTTCAATCTCATCAAAACAAATAAGCAATCTAGGATTCAATCTAGTGTTGCCTATCATTCCTTCTAATTCATGTATGATGTCATTGTATCTTGTAAGTTGAGACCGTCTGTTAGGATCGGTCTCGTTTTTTTCATGCTCAGGAAAGTGTACATGTAATTTGTTGATCGATCCTTGATTATCATCAGTATTCCATTTAGAATCGATTTTCTCCGGAAGCCAAAGATTTATTTGATCTATAAGATCATTCAGTTCAACTACTAACGGTCCTATAGCACTACGATCAAAATTTCGCCATGGATTTAATTTAGGTCTTAAAGACTTAGGCGTATGATTATTGATCAACCTAGCCCATACTTGAGCAGGTCTATGTTGTTCTAACTCATAAGTTAGCGTTATTGTTTCTATTCCTTGTAATACGATTTCGTAATAATTCACTTGTCGCCCTGTACTTCAAATTGTGATTATCTAAAATTTTCTTACCAATCTATCTTTGACAGCATTCATGGCTACAATAATTCTTTCACCATTTTCATGTTCAGATTTCGGAACCATATGATTACAATAACCTGGCATTATAACTAATGTACCCTCTTTTGGAGTGATAGATAGATCACCATCATCGCTGGGGATAATTAACGGAGCCGAATTTAAAGGAACACTAGCATAGTACACACAGGCTAAATCAACAACACGATGATTATGCAATTTAGAGTTATCACCTTTATTGTAAATAGCAAACCAAAAATGATCTATCAAATAAGTATATGGATTATCTGTTGAATTTATTTTATTCTCTACTAGAGATAGTAATTTTTCAAAACCTTTCATTGGATTTTTATTAGTGTGTGTATAATCTGAACGCCATGCGTATACAGACTGCGTTTCCTTTTCTCGGAATTCTTCTTTTTGATAGTTTTTACACAATTGTACTATTTCATCAGGATCTAATTCCGAATTCAAATCAAAAACAAAAATACGATGAAATAATCTGTGTGTCTGATTTACAACATACTTTGGTTTTTTCTCAGACACTTCCCGAAGTTTGTTTAATTTGTTTTGTAAATCATTTGTCATCACGGAACCTCACAAAACGGGGGAAACGCAGGCTATACGTACCATCTTGATTCTGCGTGATCACATCACATAAGACCTCAGCAGTGCGACCAATGATGCTATCAGAATTAGTCCAGTAATCATCTCTATCACCGTCACTAAAACCAGACCCAACATTAACTGAGATTTCTTTTCCATCATCTACGCCCTGACATACCAATGCACCAAGACGACCCTTGTTGCGACCAGTCCCTTCTTCGATACCCACAACAGTCAAGTCAACTGTGATAGTAGGCTTCCACTTCATCCAAAATGTATTACGTTTGCACTCGTAAGGAGCATCAACATCTTTAATCATGATGCCCTCGAATCCTGCATTCACTTGATCTTTGGCATAACGATTGAGTTGATCTTTGCCTTCACCTGTATCAAGGTCTACCATGATATGAGGCAATAGTTCAACATTATCCATAGTGTCAATCACTGGACGCAATGCTTCAAGGATATTGATTCGTTTGTGTAGTTGTGCGTTCCAGTAACCTCTACGGAAGTCACTCAATGGAACAATGTCAAAAATATTGAACACGCTGTCATTAGCCTGCACGTTTTCTTTTCGGCGAGCCTGACGCATTAGTTCTTGGAACGTATTACCGATCACTTCACCGTCAAGCACAAAGCCTTCTGATAAAAATCTTCCTTGATCGACTTTAGTTGCGGCACGACACAACTTAACAAAGTTATCACGAACCTGATCTTCGATATGAGTAAAGTTGTCAAATTGTTTACCATTGCGGCTAAAACAAATAGTAGTGATATCACCACTGTCACTAGGGATAACAGTAAGCAATACACGCACACCATCCAACTTAGGTTCAAGGCGCTTTGTGCCCTTCATCTCAGGGCGACCCTCGCTATTAGTAGCAAGTTGACAACCAAAGATTGGAATCTCGTAATCAGTACCTTTAACAATCTTATTGATTGTCTTATCACTAATGCCTGCACGAAGGTCTCTGCGCAACACAGGAGCACAGAATGTATTCCACTCTTCTGTATCAAATCGTTCAGCCATAGTTTGAACAGCATCACGTGCGGCATTACCTGTCAACCTACGCTGACTGAGTTGTACCAACAGTTCATTGAAATCTTCCCAAGGGTTTTCAGCGTTGATTATACCAATAGAACCAGGTACTTGCCTGATACCAAATGTCACATAGGGATTGTAACAAGCCTTAGACAATCCTAGAAATACTTGCGCATTGACGCTACCAAGGACACTTGCCTCTAATGCTTGTTTCAGTACATCTTCCTTATGCAGGCGACTATCTGATTCGTTTAGTTTGTTAATCCAACTTGCTGACATATTTTCCTCATTTAAATGGCCATGCACTATTCGGGTCTAGTTTCGGCCGGGGTTCCAGTTTAATGTTTTCTTCAATGACTACATTATACTCGTCCTCGTCAACAATGTCAACAGTGAAGGGACCATAAATCTCTACATAATCATCTTCTACTTCCCAATCACTATAGTCATAAAGCCATGCGGCACCCATCCTACCATCTGGATCTTCTGGGTCACCCTCACACCAGAGATTTTCAATCTCTTCTTTTTCCTCATCAGTGAATTCACCGTCAAACTCAAAATCAATACTGATAGTGTCATCTAATTCACAACCCCAACCCAATTGATTATTGACGATAATGCAGGTATCTTCTAGATGGATTGGTTCATCTAGTTCACGGAAACCCTGCCCCCAACGATATAGTTCTCGTACTACGAATCCTCGAACATTACCTTCTTCATCAGTTTTATAAACATCATACACGGCATAGATAGATTTCTTATCTAAGGGTTTGATGCGATACAATTTAGCCATTTTATTTCCTTTAATCTTTGGTGTTTTTGATGGCACTCGTCAAGTTACCAACAGTGACCAATGTCAACCAACTTACAGCCAACCATGTTGACATGTCAACAGGAATACCTAGATTGAACAATGTGTTCAATGACCAAATAGTGAAAATAGGACCTACAATAATCAATCCTACTACCACAATAGCCAATATAACGATTCCTAATACTGTTTTCATAATATATTTCCTTACCAACTAGAATTGTAAAATACTTTTCGCTTTAGAAACAATTCTGCCTTAGCGTCAATACAGAATTGTAGATCACGTTCTCGGTAATATTCATCGCTTGGATTACCGAAAAAGAAACCTGTAGTGCCTAGTTCGCTCACTTGACCTGACTTGATATCTTTCTCAAGTTTGTTTACATCTTCCCAAGTCAATTCAACTTCAACACCATTGAAGGTGTCATACTCTAGACCTTTCTCTTGTGCAAGTTTCTCCATCCAGCCTTGCAGGTTAGGATGCTTACGCCAGTATGCAAGTTCTTGGTGTGTATCGTAATCAGCCTTTTCTTTGCTAGCAATATATGCGTATTGGTCAAGTCCCATTTTATTCTCCAAGTTAAGTCTTTTAAATCTCATCAGACAATCTAAACTTCTGCAAGGCTTTTTCTGCAAGGTCAGTAGAGTTAACGTCATCATA